AATAATAGTCAATCCAATAAAGAACATACGATTATCTTTCGTAAATGTTTCCACAGATATATTTAAATGAATAATGTCATCAAGAAGATCAAAAAAAGTATTTTTAATTCCTAAAATAATTTCTTCTATTGTTAAATCAAAAATATGTTTTTTATAACGTTCGTTCATATTTTTTAATTTTTCTTCTTCTAATGCTTTATGATGTTTCTTTTCATCAGCCATTTGTTGTGCAAATATATCATTTATTTGAACTGCAGTTATGTTATTATAACTCATTATAAAATTATATTATATTGGTAATTATTGGTTTATGAGTATATATATAATATGTTTTTATTATTTTTACATAAAAGTAAAAATTGAAAAACCAATATATAAAAAATAAAGTAATATAATATTATAAAACAACAATGTTGAATATGGTATGTTCTTGTGGGGTTCTATTGGGCAATAAAGAATTTGAATATGAGAAGCAATTAGATGAATTTTGTAATAAAACGGGTATTGATAAAAATTCCAAAGACGAAAGATTGACAGCAAAAAAGCAAGAGATAGTTAATTCATTATGTCGTTCCAAGCGATTGTGTTGTAAAACTGCATTATTAAATTATGTCGATGTTGTACAAATTATTGGTAGAAATAATGTGAAACTTTAAGATAGTAAAATAATATTTTTAATTTCTTCAATTTTACATTCTTTTTCATCAATTGAAACATCAATTTGTTCTCCTTTCAAAACATTAATAAAATGAAATGGTGATATTTTGTTATGATATAATAAATTATAGATAATTAGTTGCAATACATGTTTTAATGTGATATCATTAATACATTTAATCTCCCAAATTTCATCATTTTTATCAAGGAAATCAATAACACACATATACTCTCTTTTATTTATATTCCTATATACATCAATATTATGTCTTTGAAATTGATTTTTATAAATAATTTTAATAAGTTGATCATACATTTCTTTATGTGACGATAGAATATATTTGAATTTTTCACCATTATCTTTAATATGAAAGTAATGTTGGGTTTCTATTGCATAAACGTAAATGATAATGTAAAATAATAATTCTCGTATTTCATATAAATCATTACATTTTAAATATTTATTATAATTATCTCTTATCTTATCTAATTGCGATAAAACGAATGAATTATAGAAATTGTCATTTGATATTGCATACGTGTTTAATTCATTGTCTCTCGTTAATACAGTATCAATATAAGTTTTAACTTCATTATCAATTTTAACTAATTTATCATAATCATTCCAAGTGTAGTTTTTATGTATATGGAACCACTTAACAACATTATAAGGGGCGTCAGTAATTACCTTTTTTATTTTCAATAACTTTTCAATAATTTCGTATGTTGGTTTATGTTCTTTATAAATAATAGTATAATAACAAAAATATAAATTTTTTATGAATTTTGAAGTAAAAATATTAGTAACAAGACTTTGTGAAAAATCTTTATTGAAAATTCTTTTCTTTTGAAAGGAATATTTACATAAGTCTGATAGTTTTTCTAATTCTGATGAACTTAATTGTTCAATAAGTCTTATAATCTTTTTCTCTTTGCCTGACATTTCCATCTTTTTTAACGATGGAAACTTAAAATCATTAAAATTTTCAGTAACTTTGTAATATTGTGTTGGTATTAAAGAAAACCAAGGATTTATTTTATATTCCTTCCTTCCATTTTTAGAATTGTAATGAGAAAAAATAACACTATTTTTAATAGCTCTAGAACAAGAAACATATAATAAGAATTGGTCGTTCCTATGTTTTGATAAGTTAAATTGTTTTTTATTGATTAAACATATATCAGCATCAATTAAAATAACATATTTCCATTCTAATCCTTTTGAACCCATATATGTTAATAAATTTATTTTCCCTTTTGTTGGTTTATAATTGACATGATTTTCAATTTCATCAGAAGCTTCCTCGTAAAATTGGTTGAACTCTACTTTATTGTTATACAAAATATTACTTATTAAACATAAACCATGAGAATGACCATTTCCATGCATATAACCACGTGTTGGAGATAGTATAGCAAAGTCTGATAATTCCATATTTGATTTTTTGGCATTTTGTATGATATCAATAATATATTGTTCTAATTCTCGTTCATTTTTATGAAAACAAAATAAAGGAAGACAAGAACCATATTTTTGAAAGGCAATGATTGGGATATCATGAGAAGGGCGTAAATATTTACTAAAATCAACAATTTGTTGTTGTGATCTAAAATTTGTAGTAAGAAAGAATATTTTATCAACAGGAAATTTCATCATGTAATTATAATCGGAACCTCTAAATTGATAAATCGTTTGGTTTGGATCGCCAATCATACATATTTTAATATCTAATTTTTGGTGTAATAATAAAAAGATTTTGTTTTGTGTTTCATTTAAATCTTGAGCTTCGTCAATAAATATAATTTTTATTTTAACTAAATTTTTATTTTTCTTCAATATTTCTGGAGAGTTATCTTCCAGATATCTATATAACTTATATGACAGTAAACTTACATCAATATCATTATTCGTATCAATGATTTTTTTAGCAAAACTATCAATTGTTTTAATATTTTTTTCATTAATATTAGTAATATTATGATATTTCATTTTGTTTAAGAAATCATCTTTCGTAAAGCGAGAAAATGTTAGCATTAATATATCTTTTATTTTTTGTGTTATGAGGTAACTAATTCTGAAAATGATACAACGAGTTTTTCCTGAACCAGCACAAGCGACAAGACGACAATTACAAATATCTTTATCATAAATAAAATTTTTTTGTTCTTCCGTTAGAACGAATGATATATTTGTTTTAATATCCATAAATAATTATAATATATATTTTAATGTTAAGTTATATTAGAATATAATATATTCTAATATAATCATTATTTAAGTGAAATTAAGATTTAATGGTTCGTCTTTTAGTAATTTTGATAATTTCTGGTTTTGAAACCATATCTTCAACAATAGAGTATGTTTGAAGAACCATACCAATACCTTCAATTGTACCATTTCTAAAAACGAAAATATTATATGGTTCAATAAATTCTGGTCTAAATAGGAATTTAAGACTAACAATTGCAATAGTATTTGAAATAACAGTATCTCTGCCTTCATTTTCTGTTGGGTCAATGTGTAATCGTACTGGTTGTTTAATAGTAGCCAAATGTAAAACTGGAACGTAACCACTTTTAATGGTAGTTTTTCCTGTAAAAACAATAATGGCAGCTCTAAATTTGAAACATATTTTTGCGATTAAGTCATAAGAGTTTAGGATAATAACACCCGATTTAATTTGAGAACGAGTAATTTCTGCTTTTTTTGTTGTGAAAGCAATACAACCACGATGATGATCTTTAAGTTGTAAAATACTTTGTCTGGCGTTATTATGAATTGATCTTACTTTTACATCAATAAACTCTCTTCCGAATGGACCAATAATTACATTATCATTTTTAGTAATTGGATCTCCTCGAAGAATACCGCACGCAACCAATCCAATACCTAATGGATTATATGCACTATCAATATAAAATACACTACCTGTAAATGAAATTTTAGGAGAAAGAGAAATTGACGGTGGTATTTTCATTAGGAACATTTTGGTAATGTTACTATCTTCTGACCAAAATAGACGTGGGGTTAATCGTGTAAGTAATTTACGAATGGCGTTAAAAAAGAATCCAGTTTTATTTGATATTGTAATTACGGGAAATAACATTTGTTTTCCATTTGAATTTGTTCTCAAACAATCAAGAATATTTTCTACGGCACCATTTTCTTTAATATTAATAATTTCTTGATCTGAAATCTGTTGATCTTCGTAATTATTAACGAATGAAACGACAGAACTAGGAGATGTTCTTCCTACATAAGAACAACATATGTTTGCAATACCTGATTTAGTTTCTTCGTAAATACGTTTATTATCTTCCTTAATTAAATCAATATGTGTAATAACAAATATAATTGGAATACCAAAAGACATTAGAAGTCGTATATGTTGTTTCGTCATAACAAGAACACCTCTATTTGCGGATACAAGAACAAAAGCATAATCAGGAAAATAACCAGAAATACCATAAGACGTGGTACCAAAATATTTTGATTGACCACATAAGTCTACAAGTGTTACAGCTTGATTATCATTGACAGGATATATACGTGTTGAAATAGATGATGTTCGTCTATTCGTAATCTCATGTGGGTGAACAGCGACAGTTTTACTTGCGGAACCATTACCATCATCATAAATTCCTGTTGTTGTTACACCAATTAAAGTTGATTTACCACTATCAGCACTCCCACCCACTGCAACTGTAATAATCGTTTCCAATGGAGGTTCCATTTACTTCACATTATCATCATTTATTTATATACTTAACTCACTATAAGTATTTGATTTTATCAATTTCAATTTTATTGAAAAATAACAATGAAATTATTATAACATAACTTTACAACATTTAGACCAATCAATCGGTTTGAAACAATAAATACATTCGTTCTTATTTGTTTGTTTTAACCAAGTACATAAACACTCAATATGAATATATTGTTTATCTTTACATTCACAATCTAATTTAATGAAATGTAAATGTTCTTCATTTGTTTCACCTAAACAGATAGAACAATAAGTAGGTTCATTAACTTCAATTTGTTTTTTGATGAAATTAATTGGATTGTTTGATGAGATAATAAATGGTGTTATTATTTTTATTTGTTGTGTTTCAATGAGCCAAAATATTAGTTTTTGATATTCTGGTATATTTACGTTTTGAATTAGTAATTTAATAACATTATCAGTTATTTGTATCATTTTCTCATATTTTTTGATATTATCCTTATTGTAATTATAAATATAAAATGCACAATTAAAATTACCATGACAACAAAATATGTTATAAAACTTTTCCAATGTTTTGGAATAAATAATATATTTACCAAATATATATTTTAATACATCTATTTGAATAAGAGAACCATATTGTATACAATATGAAATATAATCACTCATGCGTATATCATCATAGTAATGTTTAATTAGCCATATTATTTCATCTGTTAAGACACAATAATTCATGAATTCTTTTGAAAATGGTGGTTTATGAAAATGAATAAGGTAATCTAATATATTTAATTTATTTGTTTTATTGGAACCTATTGTTTGTTCAAAAATATTATTTTTTATTTGAATATCACAATTAGAACGATAAACAGCAATTAATAGTTCACTATCATTTAACAAACAATAATCAATAATAGATTGTAAGTAAATTTTTACAAATAATTTACCTTCATAATTTTCGTAACATTGATCAAAATTTGATAATAATTTTTCCTTGAATTGAAGAAGAAATGATAAACATTTTGGTACATTTGGTTTCGTTATGGTGATATAACGAATAATATGATGTAATGTTATTTGATCATGAAACAATTGGAAAACAATTTCTTTATTTGGAGAGTAGTAAATCATATTTTCGTCAAAAGTAATATTATGAATGGAATATAATGTTGTAAGTAAATCTGGTTTATTACAACTTTGCAATATATACATAAAAATTTCTTTTTTAAATGGTGGTAGTAGTAAATTATACAATCCAATAATTATATTTTGATAATCATACTGTAATGATAAAGATATTATTTGAATATAAAATTTATCAATAAAGAACATTCCTTTTTCTGTTTTATAGAACTCATTAATTTGGTCAATATTATTGGTCTTAATAAGTTCTAATATTTTATTTTTTACGTCCATTTGAATATAATATTATTATGTTTAATAATATTATATATTATGACGTAATATTATGTTTTTTCAACTTTTGATAATTTATTTGATTATAAAGTATATAATAAGCCCTCGGACTATATGGAAAAAGAATTAACTGGTGGTATGATTAATATGACACGTGCAAAAAAAGAATATCTTATAGAAATAGATAAAAAATCAGATTTATTTTATGAATTAGTGAGAAAACCAAAAATAATAAATGTCAAAGAAAATGAACAAATATTTAGATATATTTTCGATGAAATATTTGAAATGATGGAAGATGAAAATATAATTAATAAAATGGATGATGAAATGAAAACGTTAGTTGAACAATTTTTTGAATATATTAAAAAATGTATAACATCATATGAAATTAAAACAAATAAAAAGATATATGATCCGAAATTTATAAAACAGTTTTTAATATTTCTTTATATACATGGATATGAGAATATACCATACAAAATTGTTGATATAGTTAAAATATTATACACATCTAGATATGATTATGATTTATTGGCACGAATATATCAATATGCAAGTATTCAAAGAAAGAAAGAAACGATTAAACAACTTAAAAGTGAAGGATACGATTACAAAAATATGAAATTTTCGGAAAATATACATTTGAACAAAGAAGATTGGAAAGAAATAGAAGGTGAAGACTACAATAGTGATATAGAAAATGATGAAAGTAATTACAACGAATATGATCGATAGATCAATTTGATTATAGAAAAATATATAAAAAGTTAAAATAATGTAATAAAAAAAGTTAAATGTAAGAATAATAAAAGTGTATTATATACGTATAAACTGAATACTTTTTTACGCAATTGGAATTAAGTTAATTTCATTTAGCCAATTAATAAGTTCATTGTAACTACCATCATTGTTATAAATATGAAGGAATTTATTACAAGTGCTACGTAATTGTATTGGATGAAATTTATTGTATAACATTTTAGCAATTGTAAGTTTATTATGAATACATGCGATTTCAAAACATTCATTTAATGTTTTCTGATTAAGCATCGTTTGGAAATTTATGAACATTTCATGAATTATTTCTATATGTTTTGCGAACATAATTTGATATTTTAATAATTTAGAAACAATTTGCGTGGTAAAATGAAAATGGTAAATTTGGATGCAAAATTTGAATACTTCTAAACTACTACAAAAAAATGTTAAAACATCAAAGTTTAGATATGGAATATAATGTAGTTTAATTCTTCTAAATTTTTTAAATTTTGGTTTTTGAATATGATATAGTTCTTTAACTAATTCAATTAAGTTGTTTTTACAAGCTATAATAAAAATATGTTGTTGTTTAGTCTTAATCTTTTCATAAAGCCAACGAATAATTTCATATTGTTTTTTATGTATCAATTCTTCTGTAAAAGCGTAAATATGGTTTGTTGCATATTCAATAAGTGATTGTTCATTTATATCTATTTCCATTTGTTTAATAAATGTTATTAATCTTTATCAATAATCATATTAAATACATTATGTAAAATATATAAAATTCAAATTTTATATATTTAATTAAACTTTGAGTTCAAATGTATGACCAGCTTTTTTATGAGCGATAAATTCAATTTCATCTTCTTTGAACATTTCCTCACTTAATTTAAGAATTGCTAATGATTTATTATCTTTATCAAAAGTTGATGGTGCATTATCAATATCAAGAATAAATACTGATTTTCCTTTAATAAGTTCTAAAAATGCAGGTTTAAATTCAGAAGTAAATTTAGTTCCGTAAAAGTTTAATGTTCGTGATAACCTTTTAATTTTATTTAAATGCCAACGTGATTTCAGGAATGGAACAAATTTCTTTTCGATGAAGAAGTCACTATCTCCAATAATAGACTGACAGAACAACATATTAAACTTCTTAATATTAGTGAATAATAACAAACGATGAATAAAAGATAATTTTAGATACATCGGTGGATCTTTTCTGTATTTTTGTTCTGTATATGAAACGTCAATTGTTTTGATATTTGGAATGAGACATCTATAACAGGGGTGACAACAAAAACAACTACAATAACATCGTTTTTCAAATAAGTTTTTTGATAGAACATCCAAATCAAATGAAACGTGGTGAATTTGTATTTCTTCTAAACTTGGATATTTTCGTGAAAATATTGCTTGTAATAGTTCTGGAAATACCTTCATCAATGGTTTTGAGTAATATTCGCTTTTGTAACCATTTTTACAAATATCAGTTTTATAAGCAATTGTTATTGATTTTAATTTTCTTCCAAAGATCCATTTTTCTTGTAAATTTTCGGCACATGCTTTCTGTTTTTCTTCTGTGTCATTATCATCCAATATTATAGATAGTGTAGTATATTTTTTTCTTTTCATATTTGTTATACAATCAAGACCTTCAATAATAGCGTCTCCCATTATAATAGTTATTAATATAAAATAAATTTTAAAAATAAAATAATTATTTAATAACCATTCTTCCAGCAATTTCAATAACACTAAAATCATAAATTTTTCCAAGAGATAATGAAACGACTAGATTTCCTTTTGGAATAAGTGGTTCTTCAATTGATCGTTCTCTAAACTCACTATTTTTTGAATTTACGTCATGTTCTATTATAAATATTTGATTCCAAATTAAATCTTGAAAATCACTTGGCAATTTTTCATATTGATCTATATTTGTTCCATAACAATTAACAACTCTCACTCCATTGTTTAGTTTTCGTTTTCTCCAATTATCTTTTGTATTATTTATAATTGTATCATCAACGAACCATTTAAATTTAATTGCAGGAGTAATACAATATAACATATTAAAACGTTTAATGTCACAATACAAAAATAATTTATGAACAATTGTTAAATCTAAACATTGATTTATATGTGTTAATTCAGAAAATGAAATATCAAGGGTTTCTAATTTTGGTACATAACACTTATAATGAAATTGTTTTTGATACCATTTTTTTCCTTTCTTTAACTTAAATAAACTATACGATAACGTTTCAATATCAAAATTAATATAATGAAAATGAATTTCCGTTAATTTATAATGATGTCGTCTAAATAAGGCGATAATTAAATCATCAATTATTTTTAGTTTAGGATTTGTAGACGGTTCGCCAATAATTTTAATTGATTTTAAATTTTTACCGAGTGTCCAATTTTTAGTTAGTCTTTCCGCAATTTCTTTTTGTGATAAATTTGGTTTATCGTTTGATGATGCATTTGTAACTTCATTATCAAATAGTAATATTAGACTATCGTATTTACCTTTTGGAATTTCATGTAGTTTACTAATATGAACTATTAAATCTTTTGGCATTTAATATAATTTATTAAGATTTTTTATTTTTAAATTATATCATAAAAATAAAATTTACTTTTTACTTTTTACACCTTTTAATTTATGAAAAGTTGAAAAAGTTGAAAAAATTAAAAATTAATTTTTACACCTTTTAATTTATGAAAATTATAAATTAGTTATGAAAATCATAACTAATTTATAATTTTCATAAATTAAAAGTTGAAAACTAAACTAAATATAAGACATTAACAAATATAATAATACATCTATGGACAAAGAAATCAAATTATATCTAAAAGATTACATTAACAAAAAACTATTATTAAGTGATTTAAACAAATTAATAGTTGAAATACAGAAGAAAATAGAGGGTGATGCTAAGAAAGTTAGGAGACATATTTGTAAGTATGTTAATATTCAAGATGATATTTTGTATTTTAATTTTGAGAACCCAACATGGATGAAGTATAAAGAAATTAAACAAAAGTTATCAGATGACGATTTTGGAACGACATGTTCTAAAAATATTTGTTCAGATGAAGAAGTTTCGATTAAACCAGTTGGATTAATGGAACAAGAACAAATTAAACCAATTGAACAGTCAATTGTAATGTACCAATTCCCGATAGAAAATGTAATACCAAATAAAGAAACGTATAAGAAGTATTGTTTATCAGATGACAATTGGATACATGAACAACAAGCGAATGATATACAAGATATCAAATTAGTTGATATTGTAATTAAATTATTACAAATTGAGTATCCGCCCCAAGGAAGTGAAAAGTGGTTTCAATTAAGAATGGAAAGAATTACAGCCAGCGATGGAGGATGTATTGTTGACGTAAATGAACATGAATTACCATATAAATTTATATTAAAGAAAGTTAGAGGAGAACATTTTGAAACAAACGATGCGTGTTATCATGGAAAGAAATATGAAAAAATAGCAAATATGATATATTGTTATCGTAAAAATGTAAAAGTTGAAGATTTTGGTTTAGTTGCTCATTCAGATATTAATATTTTAGCTGCTTCTCCTGATGGAATTGTTGGATTATATAAATTAGATGGAATACATACCACACGATTTACTGGAAGAATGTTAGAAATCAAGTGTCCACCGAAGAGGAAAATAAAGACTGACGGAGAAATATACGGAGAACAATGTCCTAAATATTATTGGGTTCAAGTTCAATTACAATTAGAATGTTGTAATTTAGAAGAATGTGATTTTTTGCAATGTGATATTTCTGAATATGACGATAGAGAAGATTTTATAAGTGATACTGATGCAAGTGAACCGTTTCGTTCTAGGTCATTTGGAATGGAAAAGGGATGTTTAATACAAATTATGCCTTTAAAGTATGCGAATGATTTAAGTTCAGGTAACATATATGAAAATGCAAGATTTATACATCCACCAAAAATTGAGATGACGCCATTTGAGGTTGATCAATGGACAATTGAAACAATAAATAATATTGAATTATTACATCAAGGATATTTCATGCATAAGATCATTTATTGGAAATTACGAAAGCTTCATTGTTGTACGATAATAAGGGATCGTAAATGGTTTGCAGAAAAATTACCAATGTTTCAAAAGATGTGGTCATATGTTACGTTTTTGAGAAATTATAAGGATAAAGCAGAACAGATATTTAAAAAGTTAGACGAGATACCAAACACTAATAATTCAAAGGGTATTGAAGTAAAAAGAAATAAATTATTGTTAGAACTTATTGAAAATGAATTTACACGAAAAAAATTGTTAGAACAAACAGGAAATAAAAAAATGAAAAATCAAAAGATTAAATGAAAGTTTATTTATTAAATACTAATTAAAACGAATGAGTGATAATTTAACTAAATTGAACGTTATATATAAAATTTTAGATATGTACCCTTATTTAGAAACTGATAAATATAAGATAATTTCTTCAATTCTTGGAATTACAGAAAAAAAGCAAAATGGTGTTGTTATTTTAGACAAAGAAGTTATTGATGGACAATCATATTATTTTAATAATGAAGGAATTATATTTGATAGTAATAGTAAAATAGTAGGATTTTACGTTGTAATAAATAAAAAAAAAATATATTTATTATAATTTTTTCCCAAATAATTTTATATTATAATGATGGCAAGTAAAACTATAAAAAAAATAACAGGAATGGAAACGGAAATAATTATTAGTTCTGATGAAAAGGAAGGAGGAAAGGGCAATCAATCAATGGGACAAAATGAAACATGTGCTACAAATGTGTCATTTGAAGATGGCTCGTGTATTGATGTTAAAGTTCTTGTAGAAATGGCAAAAGCATATAATAAAGAATTTCCAAATGATCCAATTAAATACAAAGATTTAGGAGAATTAGATAGTCATAAATTTAAGAAAACATTAGTGAAACAATTTACGAATAGGTTAAGTGGGAAATGTATGAATCATAAGTGTTGGTCAAAACAATCATTTGTGAAACGAATGGAAGAAACATACAAAGCAATATTAGAGAATTTTACATTTGCACCAGAAGGTCCAAAAGGAAGAACGGAATGGTTAAATACATTACATATAAACGAAGTAATGTTACAAGATATGTTTAGTACAGATAAAATAAAATTAACAAAGGGAGGAATTACATTAGATGATAAAGATTTAATGTCAGATTTTTTATTTTTAGGAGCTGTTCCATTAGATTTTGAGGATAAAGAAGTGGATGAGTATATTCATGATATAAATTTTAGTGAAATTGAAAAAGATGGAAAACATAAGATTGGACTAATAATAAACCATGAACCACATACAATGGGAGGTTCCCATTGGGTTGCTATATATTCAGATTTACAAAAAGGGGGAGTATATTATTTTGATTCTTATGGAGAAGAACCATTAGAAGAAATTGAACATTTTATGCATAAAATCGGGAAATATATTGAACATAAGAAAGGAATAAAACCAGATATAAGATATAATGAAAATAGAAATCAATATAAAGGGTCAGAATGTGGAGTATATTCAATTAATTTTATTAAACGAATGCTTATGACTGGTGGAGATTTTGATAAAGTAACAAATGAAGTTATATCAGACGACGAAGTGAATTTATGTCGTTCTAAATATTTTTATAATAATGTGACAGAAAAATTAGCAAAAAATGTTCCAACTGATAAATTGAATGAAATGTGTGGTATAGTGCAAAGTTAAATAAATTTATTTATTAAATTTATTGGGTAAATTTAATAAATCATAAACTTATTATCTATTAAACTTAGGGAGAGTATTAAGTTCTGCCTCAATAACACCGAAAGTAAATTCAATAATCATTCTCATATTTTCATACGTTTCAGTTAAAGTTGCTCGTTCTACTGGATTAACAAGATGACTTATAATATTTGGAACATTAAGAACATTACCAAGTTCATCAACTGTATTTAATTCTGTTCGATCACGTGTATATAAGTGGAATGTAAGACGATCTAAGTTTAGTAATTTAGAAGTAGGGTAAGTTCTTAATTTATGTGTTGGTTTCCAATAATTATCAGTTGTTCCCATAATTTGATCAATATAAATAATATTTTCATTATCGTTAATAGAACCAGTAGTAAAAACACGATCCGTGTGTAATTCATCAGTTTTAAATATAAGTCCAGCCATAGCACTGAACCATTTTGTAGTGTCAAGTGTCATTTTGTATTTATTTGGTCCAGCAGCAGTATCAATAACGTTTGTTTTAGGTAATATTATGTCGTCAATACGAACGTATTTAACATTCCTGAAATTTCGTTGTAGGATTGGTTTTGGTGATCCAGGATATACAGTTGTTTTAAACTGTCCAGTGGGCGTTGTTTCGGTATCTGTTCTAGCACTTACACCGCCAAGAATAACGGCGAAGTTGAAAGGATTAGTGTATATTAAGGTGTCACGATCATCTGAGTCACATATGATTGGTGTATATTCAGTAATATTTTCCATTTCCAGATCATCCCCCAAGTTATTATGTATAACATCATCATGATTTCTAAAGTCGGGATGAGGGATTAATTGTTCTCGTGGCATAAATGATTCTGATATTCTTCCATGAGTTGGTAAAGAATAAGGTGAAACTCCAAAGGGTGCTCCTCGTCTCATAATAATATTCTTCTATAAAATAAATGCGGATAAAAAACACAATATATTTTTAATAATAAGTATATAATGAATGTAATAAATTCATTTCAATCAAAGGAAAATATAAAGAAATTGGTCTTAAAGTTAGCAGAAAAATTTAATGGTAGAAAAAATAAAAAAATAATTAATACATGTTTAACGGTTATTAAGAAGGTAATACCAGAAGTTCTTAAAAAGCATAATCAGGATTTGGATAGGGAACCATCACAAGCATTAAAATTTCTTAATTCAAGAACATTAGAATATTCTTATAATATTCTTACAGGAAAAAGTAATCGACAGAAAACTCAACCAAATAAAACACAGGCATTTACATCAGGGGGAAATTTCGCTCCATTTAATGCAGAAGGAAGTATTGATAGGAATAGTTTTATTAAAGCAGATGGAACGATTGGTGATAAAATGTTATTGGTCGATACAATGACGCCAGAAGAAAAAGAACGATACGGTTTAGTAAGCGGAGATAAGAAAGAATGTGCAAGTGAAATAGAAAGACGTTTTAATGAAGCAATGGGTGCTTATGACAATACAGGTATGGGAGGCGGTGGCAATATGATGGGTGGTGGTATGATGAATGAAGGTATGGAATCAGGAATGGGAGATTCTGGACCACAATATAATCCATTCCCATTTAATGCCAGAAGACCCGCCGAAATTAATTTTGCATTAGATGGAAAAGATTCAAGAAAACAAGATGCTGAACCAAATTCTAATATGAGAAATATTGAAGGATTTACAGGTATTTCAGGATTTGGTTCATTTCCACAATATGATACATTTAATTCTCAACCACGTTCATATAATCCAGAAATGATGTATCAACAAAATCCGTACACCAATCAAATGTTCATGCAAACTCCACAATATCCAATGCATCAACCCCCACCTCCTGAAAATAGATTTCCACAAATGAATACACCTTACCAACAAAACAATACTCCTTTCAGTTCTTCTTTTCCAACAAATAATGCAAGTAATGAACTTATGACACGAATTAACGAAGCAAAAGAACGTTATGCAAAAAAAATGAATATTGATCCTAAAATTCTTTTAAATATGTCTGCTGATGAGATTGATAGGTTTGCCAAAACGCTAAAAGGCGAAAAAGAAAAAGAAAAAGAACCAACTGAAATAAAAAAAGATCATCTTACAGCACTAATGGAACAATTAAAAGATTTAAAAGAACGTGGAAATGAAAAACAAAAAGTTCTTAATAGTATGAGGAAACATTATAATAAAGCATCGTCGGATTCTG